GAAATGTGGCAATCCATCGATCCGTGCGCTCTTTGTTGCCTTCATAGCCATCCATAAATGCGGCCATCACCACACCTTCCGATCCGCTGAGACGGCGTGGCGTGCCACAGCTCGGCCGCGTGTGTAGCCTTGTCGCTCGCCTTCTTTGAATCCCACCGAGTAAGCCATGACAGACCATAAGGCCCCGGCCAACACCATTACAATTACAATTGATGCTTCATTCATTTTGTTGCTCCCGATTCTGGGAACAGTTGATCTGCTCCCAAAACAAAGAGTGACAGGCAAAACCGACAAATTCAACAATTGCGCCTAAATCATGGCGTGTCGCTACCGGATAAACGCCTTTCAATGTTTTTTTCATACTCGGATTTGGTTTTGTCTTTGAGGCCATTTGAAGCTAAAACGCCACCCAATGACCCGGTGAGAAAAATTGCCAATGTCTTGAGCAAATCGATAAAAGCTGCATCATTAGGAGCTTGACCGCCAATTGGTTGAGTCACAAAGATCAATGCATAGGTTATGCCCAGCGTGACAATTAAAAACACAAATGACAACACCGCGCCAATAAGAAACATCAAACGAGCTTTGATGTCCTCTTGGCCTAATCTTTCTTTATTTTTTGATGCCATCGTTTATTAAATCCTCCGTACAGGTTCCAGTCACTTTACATTGTGGTGTCATGCACTCTGGCTTTTCCCAATTTTCGTACAATTGGCATGGGTAGCGCACCCATCCTTGGTAACCACACCCGGCAAGGCTTAGCGTAAGCAAAAATACCAAACCTGCCGCGCGTAGTTTCACGATCATTTGCCAGTTGATCCAAAGGCTTTGTCAGCTGGATTCAGCCAGCGTAAAATTACGGGCACGACAGCTGCCACGCCACCCATTGCCATTGCTTGGATGTCTCCACCGGCCATGTAAACAGCCAATGCAGCTGCTATGTAGGAGCGACCCCATGAGGCCGCCATTGCTTTTGCTTTATCCATTATTTTTCTCCTTTTGGTCGATCCGGCAAATCACCGGAAAACGCGCCATAAGTTGGTCGGCCGTAGCCGACAACAAATGACCTTGCTCCCAAATTTCTAGATTTCACCATGACTTCGCCGCCATTGCGTTGATCGCCGGCTCCCGATGTATTGCCTTCAATAGTTACAATTTGCTTGTCTGATACCCGGATCACCAAGCCAATGTGATTGATGGTTGTCTTGTCATCGATTACAAAATCAAAGAAAACAAAGTCACCAATCTTTGGCTCGGTGTGCCAGCGTTTCATTTTCTTAAATGCATCAGCTCCAGCCCGGGTGCTGACCACATTAGGCACATCTACATCAGCTTGATCGGCACACCAATTTAAGAATGACCCACACCACGGCAGCTTGTCAGCTTTCATGTGCTTGCCATACTTTGTCTCATTGTTGCCGGTTTCAGCCGTTCCCACCTCAGCGAGCGCGACCTGAATTAAGCGCGGCAATGTGCCTTGAGGAAAATCAGCCATAACATTTTTCCGTAAAGCTACTCATAATTAAGGCACATTTGGAAAAACGATTTGCATGGGATCGGTTGTAGTCGATGGCAAATCTCTCAAGGCTTGACGATACGAAGCCCAAACAGTTTTGTCCCACGGAGCATCATCAACCATACGCCAATCGGTTGCGCTTAATAATTGGTCACGCCATTGTCTAATTCTTTCCCAGCGGTATTCATCTGGGATACCTTCAATGTAAATTTTGTCTGGATAAATCGCTGGATTCAGTATTTTTGTCATTTTATGCCGTCCTGTAGGTAAAGATCCAAGAAAGTACATCATTTACAGCTGGCGTGATTGGAGCAGAACCATCAACTAAACCGCCATTTTTTAAGTAAGTTGAAGCAGCATTGGTTGTGAGAAAACCCAATGTGCTGGTGTTTGGATAAACAGCACACTCCAAAAGGTAATCGGTGTTTGTTGAATAATCACCAAAAACACCTGCCATACTTGGCTGATACCAAGCTGAGTTGAAAGCCTCGGCAATCGCTGTGACTGGCAAACTCGCATAAATATTTGTGCTGACTGTCGTTGTACTTCCCCAAACAATAACACCACGATAAGTAGTCAAATTGCCAACAGTTTGATAACCAGCTGTAACAGTTCCGTTTCCCAAAGTGATGTTTTGAAGTGTCGGTGTATAAGAAGTGTAAGTAACACTTGATGATGGAACCCATTTCAATCCTGTGGCTTCTGTAGAATCTGCCGTCAGTACAGTTCCATTAGCACCCACACCAATTCGAGCATCTGCCGTTGTGAAAGTAAATAGATCGCCTTTTGTTGTTAATGGTGTGACATCTGCCGTTGTTGTCCACGCTGGCACACCGCCGCCCGAGACGGCAAGAACCTGACCTGATGTGCCAATTGGAAGCCTTGTGTTTGTGTTTGCTGTAGCTGATGAATAAGCGAGATCGCCAAGCGTTGTGCCCGGCTGCAATGCTTTGAGTCGCGTGTCCACAGCCTGACCAAAAACCTCAAAATCTGCCGGCAAATCCGTGACCAAATCGGTCGCTGTCGGCATTTGGAAATTGTAATTACTCGTGGGGTTCGTCATTTGTTTTCTCCTTACGCCACAATCGTGGCATTGATCCAATCCAAAGTTGGATTGACTGTGTTCCATTGCTCTACCACCGGTACATCGTTCCATCGCATGGCTTGCAATGAGAATGAAATTGGTGACAAAATCATTGAAATGCTTACCTGATTGTATCTGGCAGAAAATGTCCAGCCTTCAACGAAACCCAAATAATCTCCAGAATTCATGTTGAGTGGCAGATCGGCAATCTCTACCGGCATCCCCATAAACACATTGATCAGGTCATCTCGGTCGGCATCATCTAGCTCCGGGTTAGTTAGCTCATAGGTTATATTGTTGAAATTAAAGCGAGGATAGGCTCTTAAAGCCAAATAGAAATCGGCCTGATCCTCGGCATCATGCAAATGCCTCAATGTTGTCGTAAAGATTTGTGACAATTGTCCATAAAGCCCGATGGATGCAATGTCGCTGGCACTTGTCTCATTCTGACTGTTTTGGCCGTATTGGATTGTGATGTTGTTTCGCACATCGCCTGTGCGCGATTGAATACTCAATCCTGATGCCAAAGCATGGTTGGCTGTTAATTCCACATAGCCGTTGAGAGCTAGATAATTGGTGCGGTGTGTCGAATCGGCATACCCAATTTGTCCGGTTGGCGATTCGTATAAATAACCTAATCCGCTACTGGCGAGAGCTGCAACCAATGAATAAACATCGGTCCGGCTAGATGATCGCTGTGCAAGCTCATAGTTGCCCGGCCGATCAATTTCACCCAATCCTGTGTTTTGTGCATCTTGCCATTGCTCGGTTGGATCATAGGTTGCCCATGTTAAAGCTGCCGGGACGGCTTGCCATTGAGCAAATAAAACCTCACTCAAGATTGTAAAAATCTGATCGCCGTCAAAGTCGTGTGCCAACACGCCATCAGTCAATGCTTTTGGCAATCTAGCCAATGCGCCTAAAGCAATGATGTTGATGCGTTGTGCGTAATCAACCGATCCAACCTCGGCCACCGAGATGCCAACATCGACAACCGAGCCGCCAAAAATTGGGACATAAGTGGCTGTGGAATCTTGCAATTCAATAGTCAAAGAATCATTGATTTCAATCAGCACATTGGATTGATTAAGATTGATTAATTCCAAGCTGCTATAGCCGGCATTGGCTTGCTCATAAATGTTTGTCCGACCGCTGGTAATTGTTAAGTTTGCCAAAATGGCTGTGGTGTATTGAACACCGCCAATTGTGACTCGCCAGACAGGATTAAAAATTGTCATGCTAGTTGCAGGTTATTTGCGCCACCTGTGCCGCGATAGAATGAGTCATTTATTGTCTCTACAATTTCGCGTGCTGTGCGTTCACGATCAAAGGCACCGCTGACATTGATGTTATAGGTTGCTCCAGATGTGGCAGCTTCGGCTTGTCTAAAAGTACCAGCACCAAATGACCCCGAAACAATGTTGTTTGTGGCAGCGGCAGCTGCGTTTGCAGCTGTGGTGATCCCAGTATCTTGGATGCCTCCTCTTGCACCACCAGTCATTGAAGGCACAACAGGCACAACGACTTTTGATGGCCCAAAACCTGCGGCAAATGGAATTGATCCGGTTGATGGTGCTTCGGCTGATCCGGTGTCTGATCTACCTGCCAAAGCATTTGCACCAGATAAAACACCGGCTGCAAGAGCTACGGCTCCAACGCCTAATAATGGATTTAAAGCAAACGCCGATGCAACACCTGCAACAATTGCAGATGCTTTAAGTAGGTTGTAAGCCTTTATCAATGTGTTAATCAAAGCAATTGTGGCCAAGACAGCTGCCGAAATCTTAGATACAACAAAGACTGTGCCAATCACAACAGCTACGGCAATCAATTCATCTTTAAGGTCAATAACTGTGTCAATAACTGATCTGACTTTCTTGCCCCATTCCACGGCTTTTGCTTGTGATTCGCTCAAGCCTTCTGCCAATCCTTCTTTTCCTGTCAATCCTGCAACAAATGATTCAATAGCTGGTACCACCGAAACAATGAGAAAATCTGCCAATTCTTTGACTACTGGTAATAGAGCTGCACCAATTGCTTCTTTTGATTCATCAACAGCAATCTTTATTTGTCCAAATTTAAATGCCGCGGTATCTGCTTGATTTTCAATAAAGCCATCAAATGTCTTATTCAGCAATTGTTGAGTTTGATCAAATGTCAATGTTGCCAATGTTGCCTTATCAATGCCCGTGCCTAATTTACCTAAAGCAGTATTTGAACCTTCATAGGCTTTACCAAGAGCGTTTGTGACAGTTTCCAATGGTAATGATCTTGCGGCTGCAATTTCCTGCGCTAGTGATAACAATTCTTGTGCTTTTGTTACATCCTTTGTTGCTAAAACTAACCTAGACAAAGCCGGGCGTAAAACATCATCGGTCGTATTAGTAGCAATCGACTGTTTTGTAATGTATTTGTCTATGCCTGCAATTTGGTCAGCTGTTGCGCTAGTAGTGTTGCGTATTGTTTCTTCGAGTTTTTTCTGGCCGACTTCATCCTCGGCCGCCGCCTTGACAGATGCAATAGCAAATGCGCCGATAGCAGCTCCGGCTGCTGCAAATGCCACGGCTGCTTTTTTGCCAAATGCGGTGAATTGATCGCCAATTGTCTCGGTGTCTTTACTCGCAACCTTGATGCCTTTTGTAAATTCAGCGACATCTGCCAGCAATGAAAGCTTGAGCGTTCTTGATCCTTGAGCGGCCATTTACCATACCTTCACAATCTGGGAAAAGGCTTCTGCCCATTGTTTAATTATTTGAGGCTGCTCGGCTTTAAGTGTTGGATAAATAAACCAACCTTTTGAACCCCGACCTTCACGGCCTGACCAAATTGGGAATTGTTTGTATTTGTTTGATCCAAATTCATAACCGCCCCAAAGCTGTTGAGTCGTGCCGCCGCCCGAAAACTTTTGAGATGCAAAACCAAATGACATCTCGCCAATTTTGGAGGATTTGCTTACCCGGGAACCATCGGCAATGCGCCTTGATGGTAGATTACGAACTTGCGCTTTTGCAATAATCTTAGTTTGTAAATAAGTGGCCAGACCATTAGAGACAGTTTTGGCTTTTGTTGCAGCTTCCTCATCCATGCCTTTAAAAGCGTAAATGATTGATCGTAATTCTGCTTTGTCAAAAGCAACTGCATCCTCAGCCATTTCGCCTCTCCATTATCTCAATCGCCGTTAATAAATCCTCAGCTGTCTTAAATTCGCTGACAGGTTGGCCGCTTGCGATGGCTACCTCCCAAAGAATCCTGTTTATGCTTCCGGCGGTGTAACTTTTGGGTTTGCATCACCAACAACTATGTCGCTGACAGTTTCACACCAAATCTCATACGGCTTGACAGGTTTGCCGGCCGTCTCTCGTTTCATTGCGTGGTAAGCAAGAAACAACAGATCGGACACGCCCATCTTGTCTTGAGCTTGTCCAATCGTGTTGCCAGTCTTGTTTTCCCATTTTGCCCATTCTGCCGGATGTGCAATGTAGGTTTCCGTATTGCCATCCGTGTATTCAATTGTGATTGGTAGTTTCATTCTCCCGATTCCTTATCTGTTAAGTAATTGTCAAAATTGGTGTTGTCACACAGGTAAAGGCTAGTGAGACAGTTTGTGCATCTGGAGCTGTACCGCCGGCAGATGGCAAAATTGGCTGAACATCAAAAGCAAATGATGCGCCTGAATCTGCCCCAAAGATTACCGAAAGGCCAGTTTGTGGAGCATTTGTTGCAGCTGTCCATAGAGCTTCACAAAGTGACCCGGAACCGCCCCAATCTGCAAGCATTTCAACGGCAAATGAGCCTTGAGTGTCAGTTGTAAAATAGGCCTTGCCATCTAGTGTCTGATAGGTGTTGATTGTTGAATCAACAGTCAAAGTCGCTGATGTAGCTTGAGCATCATAATTAGCACCAGCAATGCTGAATGTAATGTCTCTGCCCGTGATGATTGTTGTTGGCATTATTTCTCCTTAGTTGGTGTAGTAGGTGCTCACTTGCAAATCGGCCGTAAGATACTTACCGGCACCGACTTCCAAAGGTTGGGGTTGATTCACATTGCCGACAACATAACCGTTCGGCATTGTGCTGATGATGCTGATCATTAATTGTTCAAGATTGTCTAAAGCTGCGGCATTGTTAGAATAACCGACAACACCTGTCACAGTTAAATTTATTTTGACTTTTGTAGTCGCGCCATTGATTAAAACGCTTTCAAGGTACGGCGCATCCGGGATTAAACAAATGCTCGGACTTGTCATTGTCTCTGGAATTCCGTTATAGACATTGGCCGCTATGGTTGAAAGTGCTGTTTTCAATGGTGTGCGGATAGCTGATTCAATGGTCATTGGCACATCGTTTCAACATCCAAAAATGGGCCTAAAAGCCCAATGACTCTGTTGCTCA